ACAAAGTCTGCTCTACAAATGAAGTTCCGTTCTCACGTGAAGTTGTGATAACTTGGTCAAAAGAGTTCGTTCCTTTAAGTTGGTATTTGTAAAGTGAAGTTACGTTAGCAATTGCATCAATCGTGTCAGTTGTAGAAACGTAAGTTATGTCAGTTGCAGAGTTGTAGTCTCCGTAGTTAATGAAGTAGATAGCGTCAATACCGCCTACTACGTCTTTACATACTTCTAATCTACCTGTTGTTATTTCGCACATATTTTTGAGATTTTAAATGTTATAAAAAAGGGAGGGACTTGCCCTCCCCGATTATTTAGTAGTAGCTAATTTTAGTTAGCAGAGTTTACGATTCCGTAAGTAACAACGTCAGAAGCAAAACCGTATTTAGCATCTGCAGTAAAGCGCATAATGACACGGACGTTTTGCGAACCATCAAGGTCACCCATATCCAAAACTTTAACTTCGTTCATATCGTTCAACAAACCAGTTGCGAAGTACAAGTTAGATTTTTGAGCAAGTAATGCAGTGTTAGAAGCAAGACCGTTAGCCAAGAAGATACGAACACCATCAAAATACAAGTCGTTCAATACTTGGTTTGTACCTTTGTTGTCGTAACCATTAGCACCTACACCTGCAGCAGCAAAGCCACCTAATGCACGTACATAAGCACGATAGATGTTGTTAGATACATAGATAGTCAAGTCTTCTTTACCATAAAGGGCAGCAGGACAAGCATCAACGATTTTACCAAGTTCTGCAATAACGTTAGAAGCATTAACACCACCACCAACTGCAGCAATTTCTTGTGCAGATGGCAAAGCAGCATCAGTAGTTAATTGTGTCATAATACCTGCAAATTCACCTGCAGTTGCGTTAACACCCGTCCAAATTGAAGTTTCCATACCTGCGGCAACTTTCTCGGCAGCGTGTGCGATTAAGAAGTCAGCGAAAGATTTAGGAAGTGTGTCAAATGCAGAGTAACCCATTTGGATAGCATCCCAATCCGAACGGAAGTCACTTTTACAAAGTTGCAAGTTAACTTGGAAAGATTCAGGTTGAAGGATACGCTCAGTCAAAGTAACTGTAGACGTAGGGTCGAAATCACAAGTAGCGTTCTTGATGATATCATCAGTAGCAACACGCTTAATTACTTGTTTGAATTTGACGTTAGGCATAATTGTGATACCGCCTTTGTCAAGGGTTGGTGCAGAAAGAAGTGCAGCAGCAATGTACTTTCCGGCAAACTCGCCACTATATGTAGTGGTAATCGATGTTGTAGTAGGCATTTTTTGTTTTTTTTAGTTATTAAATGTTATTGAATTTTTCAAGGATTGAATCCATTGTAGAACGCTGACGATTTTTAGCAAGGCGCATTACTTCTACTTTAGTTTCGTTTTCAGGGTTGAATGAAATAGGTTTAGGCTCTTCGCTCAATTCAACTGGTGCGACTTCTTCTGCAACTTCAGTAGATAAATTGAGTTGTGCTTTCAACTCTTCGTTTTCTTTTTTCAAGGCTTCGATTTCGCTAAAGAAAGATTCTTTAGTTACTGATTCGATGATTTTCTTTGCAGTAGGTGCAGCAGGCTCTTGTGCCATTTCTTCTTCAGGCATTTCAGCTTCAGGAGCTTCAACTTCTACCTCTACTTCTGCTTCAGCAGCTTCACGGATGTCAGCGATAACACCTTCTTCGATAACTACCAAGATGCGACCATCTTCGAGTTCGTAGTCACCTATAGGAAGTGCGATACGTTGTTCGTCTTCAGTTAGGATGAATACAGGTTGACCTGCTTCGAATACTTCTGCTTCAAGCATAGATACACCATCAGTAAGGCGCATAGTTTCCAACTTCACTTCTAAACCTAAAAGTGTGCGGACTTTGTTTAAGATTGATTTTTCGTTCATTTTTAGTTTATTGATTACAATAAAAAAACGTTTGTAAATTTATTTGTTGCGTTTTTATCCGTTTTGACGTACGATAGTTCTCACTCCGCTTACTTCAGTTCTTGTAACCGTATCAGCAGTTCCTTCCGTCTTTCCGATGCCTTGTGCCTCTAAACTTCCGTCACAACATTTGGTTGAGTAAGTTCCGTTAGCACATAGGCAGCCTCTTCTTGCTCCTGCTCTTGGACTTGCCTTGCTTGGTGTTTTGAATTTCATATTATTGGTTTTTAATTTGTTCTAATTTACGTTGCGCCCAATCGACACCTTCGTCTCCACCCCAAGCTAACCACATTAATCTACCGCAGCCATCTCCTAACTCTCTTTGTCCGTTTTCACGTTGTCTTGCAAAACTTGCCATACGAGAAATAGTATCTTCAGAGATTGGCTCTCCGTTTGCTAACTGGTTTGCTCTTGCTTTTCCTACGGCAGTTCCACAATCACCCCATCCGTTCTCTTCTGCATAACGTAAAGCTATTTTAGCGTTCTCTTTAGCAGCTTCAGGATAGTCCGAGTATGATTCAAGTTTGAGTAGGTTTTTAAGTTGTTCAATGATTGCGTGTTTTTCTTGCTCCTCACGAGGTGATTCAGGCATCTTGTCAGCAAAGTATCCCTCAATTGAGAATCCTTTTACCTTGCCGTCTTTTACGTCTTGCCATACCTCATCGTTGTCTACCTTCATAGAAATCATCCAAGTTCCCTTTGGTAGGTTGAATCCGTATAACTGGCTTTTGTCCATCTTCTCATCTTCAATTAGCCACGATTCTACTACGCTCATTCCTTTGATAGCGTCCTTGTGTTCGTAGGTAGCGTTGTTTTGATTGCCTTTCTTGAAGAATAACTCCATAGCTTTACGCACGGTGTCTTCGGAAAAGTAGATATAGAACTCTTCTTCTTTGTTTCTGCGGTAAATCTTCTTGTTCGGAATCAAGGCAGCACCCATTAGGATACGTTTCTCGGTGTCAATTTCTTTGAGTTCAACTTCGTGTTTTGCTAACGCTATGAAGTTCTCCTCTATGGCAGGTGATTCGACTACTGAAACGGCATTGATACCGCTTTGGAAGTCTTTTTCGTCAATGATTAGCTCTAATACATTCATAATAAAATAACGTTTTTAGGTTACAATGTTGCGTTTTTAATTCTATTGCGGTCAAGTGCTTGTGCAGATGTCACCTCACCACTTACAACATACGCTTGGATTGGTTGTTGTTGGATTTGTGCGAGCTGATTCATTCCTGAATTTCCCACTACATTGAATGACGGAGACATCACGCTACCCCCACCATTGGAAGCATTTAATGAAGATGCACTACCCCCACCACCACCAAATTTAGCAGCAGCAATTTTAGCAATACCTGCAGCACCAAAAGCAGCAGTTAGTCCAGCTTGAATAGCAGGATAAGCAGGGTTTAATGCCGTGATAGGTGATTTCTGCGCAGTTTTCCACGCTTCAATAGTACCTTCAATTGTAGCTATAGTAGATGAAGCAATCTTTGCAGCCTTGTCTATGTTAAATGCAATCTTTGCTTGTTTTTCACTACGCTTGCCAAACAAATCAGTAAGTGTAGAAATTAAAGAAAGAGCATCTGTTGCTAATTTAACCTTTCCATCTCTAATCTGCTTTTCTTTTTCAGCTTCAGACTTTCGGTATTTATCATTAATTACTCCTAATTCTCGCGCTTTTGCCTCCTCAATTATTGCAAGTTCTGCCGCGTTATTTTTTGCGGATTCTTCTAAAGCAAAATACTTGTCGTTTACTGCCTGTATTTCTCTTTGTTGTTCAGTTAGTCCCGCTTGGTAATTTGATTCTTGGATAGCCTCAATATTTGCCAGATATTCGTTTTCAGCTTGTATACGTAAATCATTAGCTTTTTTGTTAGCATCTGCTATAATCTTTAGGCGCGCATCCTCATACTTCTTGTCTATCTTTTCCTTTTCAGCAACTTCATTTTCTTTAAGTTTAGTAGTATCTAATTTAAACTTTTCAGCCTCTTTGTATAGTTCTTCATATTTGCGAGCGACAATAACTTTTTCACGTTCTTGCTCCGTTAGTAAAGTATCGGCATAGTCTTGTTCAGTCTTGCGTATTTTCTCAATAGCGTCAGTTTTAGCTTTTAGCCTGTCTTTTTCTGCAGCTATTTTTTCTTTAGCCGCTTCTTTAGCTGCAGCAGCAGCCTCTTTACCATCTGCAATTTCTTGACGGTTTAGCATTTTGCGTTGACGGTTTAGTTTTATTCCCGTCATTGCATTTTCAGTTTCAGCCTCATTTAAAGCAATAGTAGCTTCACGAATTTGCTGCTTCATTTTTACCTCTGCCTGCCCGCCTAATGCTTTCGCTTTTTCTTGAAGTATTTTAAGGTCTACAGCAGCAGTTCGTACTTTTTCTGCAGCACTTGCTTTCTCCGCTTTTGTAACCTCTTCTAATGCTTTCTTCTTGGCTTTTATGCTTGCGGTTTCATCCGTTAAAATCTCTCGTGATTGAACGAGTAATTTGTTAATTTCGGATTCCCTTACAGCCTGTTCTTTTTTAGCTTTGTTATTTGCTTGTTGCTGTTTTTCTAAATTCCGAACAATTGCAAATGTAGTTCCGTTTGCAGCTTTAGTTAACTGGTCAAATGATGTAGAAGCCTCGCTATTGGCTTTTTTCATTGCAGCAGATGCTCCCTTAAAATCTAAAGTAAGAAACTTATAAGCAGCTTCAGCAGCATAAACTAAAGAACGTGTAAGCCCAAAAATTGCATCTTTTACTTGTGTACCTACCGCACTTAATCCTTCCCAAACTGCGGCGATTTCTTTACCAATTTTGACGTTAGATTGAAATGCCTCATAAATGAATTTTAAAGCTCCAACTATAACCGTAAGAATTAACACAATAGGGTTTGCCATTAGTGCCTTTAAAGATGCTCCGAAAGAGTTAACTCCACCTTCTGCAGCTTTAAATTGAGGCACCATTGAAGTTACTACATTTTTAATGTCAGTAAACACCTTCATTTTACCGCTTGATTGCTCTGATTTTTGAGCAAGGTTTTCGGTAGCTTGAGTTACTTGATTAATGTCTTGCGTAACTTCTTTAGCGTTTGTAGTTACGTTTATTTTGATAGTTTTAGTTTCTGCCATTGCTTATATTTTTTAGTTCTCTATTAACTTGCTTCCATATCTTTTTTGGAGATATAGTTAATTCGTGTTTTCCTTTGGCTATGTCAATCAACTCGGATTCTCCGTAGAAATTGTCAAGTTGTAGCATTGCGATTATTTGCTTTATCATTGTATAATATAAAATGTTTCAGTTGTTGTGCTGCCGTCTAAATAAGTGTAGGTAACTACGATAGTGTAAACCGTACCTGCTGCACCACTCGGCAAACCTATTGTCAATGAACCGCTCGCAGTCATCGGATTTGGTGAGAAAGTTACGTCAGTATCCGAACACGTAAAAGATGCTTGTACTGCGTTGTTTGGTAGGTTGATTAGGTACTTAACGCTTCCACCTTCAGTAGGTACTTTCGGGTTTGGATTTGTGGAGTTTACAATCGGTCTAAAATCCAAGATGAGTTGTAACTCTGCGTCTCCTGTAGTTAGGTTCGTTTTCATCTCGTTGATGATGTATCGCCTGTCTCTAATTACAAGTCTATCGTTTAACTGCAATCCTGTCAGTAAGCTCACAGGTAGTTTAGCTTTGACGCTAATCAAACGCTGCTTTAAATTGTAAAGGTTGTACAGGTAGCTGAAATAGTAATTAGCAAATAGCGTGTTTTGGATAGGGTAGTTCAGTAGGGTGCTTGTTTCAGGTGCAAAGTTTAAAGTATAGTCCGTGTTATTGTAGAGCAAGTCTTGCCCAAATGGAGTGTACTCATTTACCGTGCTATGCCCTCCACCATCGTTGTGATATTTAAAATCGCAATCTTGATTTCGGTACTGATACAAAAGAACTGGCTTTGGTATGTATGGAGCAAACTCCGAGTTTAAAGAGTAACCTACTTGCAGTTGAGTTCCTGTAAATTTCTGCTGAAGTAAATTCTCGAAAGGTACTTCAACCACAAACTCACCGCCATCGTAGTTGTACTGATATGTCGTATCTCCGTAGCTTCTGCTGAAGGTCTGCGAAAAGTTCTTATTCAAAAAGCACTCGGAATCTTGGTACTTGAAAGAAATCTTTTTGTAGAGCGGCATCCTTGAGTGTTCAATTGTGTTGACATCAACGTACTCGGAAACGTCTACAACTGCGCCTTTGCTATACCAGTCATCTAATGGCTCAACCCAATATTCTCCGTCCGTGATTGAGTAGGTAGTCATATTAAACACCTTGAGAATCCCTGAAAAGAAATCAGCTATCTTCATTACAGGTGCATTTGCTGCAAGGTCAATCATTAGGTTTAACGTGAGAGGGTCATAAACAACCGTTAAGTAGTCCGTGTTTACCGAACCTGCCGTAATGTAGTCAACCTCGTATCTTAATTCCGAATTGATAACGTTTGCGCCTTTAGTTCTAATATTGAAAGTGTACTCAACATTCAAGCCTGAAGTTTGGTTTATAGTATCAAGCGTATAAGTTCCCGTTCCTGAATCTTCAATCGTATTGTAAAGGTTTCCGTTTTGATATATGTCGATGATATAGTTTTGCCCAGTAGTAGTTGAAGTAACCTCATAAATCAATCGGTGCGTAATTACACCGGCAAGCTCTTGTACTTGTATTGTGTTTGTAGCTGATGTGTAAGTATTCGTTAAATCGTAGTTTGTAAACGTCGGTGTGATTGTATCAGCAACCAAGTTTTGAGCAAGTGAATACTGAACTAAAACCTCCTTGCCTTTGTACCATAAAAACAAATCAGTAAAACGCTCGTCTTGCAAGAAAGCACCTTCAAAAGTTATTCCGTACTTTGCTTGAATTAAATCAAAAATTCTTGCAACTCGCAGCGCAGGAAATAACTCTGTTTTATGAATAGCTCCCGAATTTGTATGGATATCGTTTTGCGTTAGAGTATTTACTAACCAGTTTGGAAGCGGTGCGTTTGGTGGAATAGATTGATATTTCCAAATGCGATTAGACGTGATTAGAGGGTACTTTACATCGTATGTGTTATTGGCATCCTCAATGCGCGCTAAAACCTCCGCAGAGGTAAAATCGTGAGCGTAATCAATATAGTCTAAATCCGAAAGCAAGTCCTCACCAAAGGTATCTTTAAGCGTTACTCCTTCTCCGTAGAAAGTTAGCTTGTAGGAACTCGGCTTGCCGTTGGTTAGTGTTGCTCCGTCTAATTGTACTTTACCCTTACGAAAGGTAGTTAGGTTAATTTCTATGTATGCGTCTTTTCGTAGGTTGTTATCCGTTGTGAAATCAATGTCACTATTATACCAATGCTCGAAGAATACGTTGTTGACATCCGATGCCGGTACGGTAAAACCTTGTGAGAAATCCGTAAACGTTTTAGAGATGTCTTGAACGTTTTGGATAGAGCTTGTTACCTGGATTTGCTCGTCATTGAATAACTCAATGCGGTTGCCTTCTATGTATAGTTGTACCTTTCTCATTACACTACGGAATTGATGACATCGTAAGCAAATTCAAACTCAAGTTGGTAGTTAATCATATGAGTATTTATGCTCTTGAATAGCTCCGTGTTTTTGGTGTTTAGTTTGGCAGGCTTCTTGTTGATTAGGATTCTTTCCGATAGCATCAACTGCTGAATCACCTCTTTAAAACTTTCGTTTACCCAATCCGTGTTAACGCGAATCATCTTCTTTCCGTTGGCATTAAATACCTGTCGCTGCCCTTCTTTTAGATTGTAGTTAGGGTATGTACTTGGCATCAAATTGTACTCCGTGTTTTCGGAAGATAAATTATCATTGCTCGCTTTAAAGAACCATTCACGCTGCCAAGCTCCAAACTTGTTGACGAAGTCTAATTGAACTGGCGTGTACTTGCATTCGGTTTTAGGTACAAAAGTAGCCGTAAATAATACCGTAGAACTGCCGTCAATGATTTCTAATTTGTTGCCTACTGCTGCATAACTTGAGTTTACTCTTGGGATGTCTCGCCATACGTTATTTGTAAGACCTGTAGTTGTTGTAGCACCTGTAGATAGGTTCGTGTATTTAACCGAGTTTCCGCTGCCTGTGTAAAGCGTTAGCCATCCGTACTCGCCTCCTAAATCGTAATTATAAGTATAAGTTCCTGACGTGAGTAGATAGTTACCCAGCGCAGGGTTGTATCCCTCTTCGTAGTAGCCGAATCCATCAACACCAAAATGAGTTTGAGTGCTGCCTACCTGAACAAATGAAGTGCTGATTTTCTTGAATAGCTTTAAGCCTACGTTGCACCATTGAGATGAAGGAGTAGCCGTAATGATACTTGTAATTGATTGTAGTGTGTCGTGGTTGATGTACTCACGGATATACGGAGAAACATCGTAGTAAGTCGCAGGATTATTTGACGAAGGTATCTTCTTACTCAAAGTGTAAGTAGGTGAAGCAGGCATTGAACCTGTGCCGTTCCAAAGGAAGATTTGCAGCTTTGTCTCTATCTGCGATGTTTCGTTTATCGTAACTATGTACGGATTCCGTGCGTTAATTGTTGCCATTATTTTAGTATATTATCAATTTGTTGGTTGAATAGTTTTTCTGCATCCAATCCGAAAGATGCTACCAGTTCGTCAGGTAGATTCCTGTAAGCTGCCTCAAATGGCTTTGTAAAAAACATACTCGGTTTCATTCCTTTGTTGTAGATTCCTCTTGTGATTAGAAACGCAGTAGATTCATAGCTCAAGAACCTTCCTGATTTTCTATCCTTGAATTGAATCCGTCTTTTTTTAACCCAATTAAAGATGCCTTTTGTTAGTCCGCCTTTTTGACCTGTGCCTGAACCAAACTTAAACGGAGATTTAGGTGCTTTCGATGAGCTTTTTTTACCCTTAACACCCAAGTCTTGATACGCTCCGTAATCGGACATAGAAAACTGCAACGAGATAGAGTTAGGCATAGCCTTTACATCCCCTTTAATGGAGTTGTACAAGCTCTTGGATACGTTCTTTCGTTGGTTTGTTAAGTTGCGTTTAGATACGCTAATAACGTGGTTACGGAAACGCTCTAAAGATTTCTTTACCTCGCTTTGTTCCATCAGCAGATTGTTACCTCATTAGGAATCAAAACATCAAATGTCATTGTCCATCCTGCAAGGTTGTTCTCAAATCTCTCTACAAAAGGCTCGCAGTTAGGATTTCCGTCTACTACTACTTGTGAATCCCACATTGTGCCGTGCAACATTTGTGCATAAGCTCGGTTTAGGATTTCTAATTGAGTGTTTAGGACATCTTGCTCGTTCGTGTTTCCCCTGAAGCCGTCAGTAGTTGCCTCTTTACTTATGTTGACGATGTCCATTGCAATCAGGCTAACATTGAATCTTACAACGTTGGTCTCAAACGATGCGTTGTTAATCATAACGTGTACAAGCGGAAAGATAGTCTGCTTGTTTAAGTCTATCTCGAAGATGTCTCCTTCAGTTACGGTGTTCACCAGTGCATCAGCATTAAAGTGAGTTTGTAGTGCTTGTGTTATTGTGTAGAATCCTTTCATCGTCTCATTTGTCTTTCAAGTTGTCTTTTTTCAATTTCGTTTTTTTGCTTTTCGAAGGTGAGATAGGTAAGACATTTAGTAAGTCGGAGCTTCGTAATCTCATCGAACTTCGTAACGTCTCCTTTAGCGAGTCCATATATTGACTGATACCATCCCCATCGTTTGGCAAATTGAGTTGTTTCGCTAAAGTCGCTGACAGGTTCTTGTCCTTCTTCATCTGCTTCTCCAAATAATTCAGGGTAGCCGTCAGTAACTCGTTTCCTAAATTGTAAAAAAAAACCGATGCTGCTATGCAAACATCAAGCGGAGCGAACTGCATCAGCTCTTGATGGTCTTTACTTGGAACGTACTCGTGTAATTCGTACTTGTCTTTAATTCGTGTTTTGATAGGTCGGTACATCACCGCCATAGCCTTGTTGTAGGTTTCCCAACTTTGCAAATGGCTCTCCAAATCTACGTACTCACCAAATGTGATTTCTTCAAGGTTCGGAATAAAACCAAAGTCAATATCCCCAACTCTAAAGGTCTGATGGAATTTAGGTTTTGCCGAGAATAGTTCCGTAAAATGCGCTACCATTTCGTTGAGCGAGGTGAGTTTAATCTTTGCAACGTCCGCTAAACGCACACCGCAGAAAATCTCAATCATTTTTTGAGCTACAAATTCCTCATCGTTGCTACCTTCTTGTACTTTTAAGAAATCCACATAGTGCTTTAATGGGATTTCGTTTAGTGATGTAGGTACTTTTACTTGGATTTCCATAATTATATAACGTTATTAATCATTTTTGTATTCTTGAGCAAGGACATACGAGTATGCTTGTGCTAACATTTGAGTGTGTTTGCGCATTGAGAACACATCGTCAAAGACAATATGAATCTTTCTGCCAGTTCGTTTGTAGATATATTCCTCAACGATAGCCTTCATACGTGGCAGCTCATCGGATTGCGTATTGTCCATAGTTTGAATTTAAGCCGAGATTCTCCATCTCGTGGTATCGAAGGGCATCTATAGCGTGGTCATTGCCTCCTGCAGGCTTATTTAGCCTTACTCCGTGTTTATCTACATCCCAACAATAGGAGCGAAGTTCTTTGATTAGATTTGTACTCTGCTTGGTGACCAAATACTCCTGACGTTGCATTACATCGATTCCGTAGATGATTGAATCCTTGCCTTTGGTTACTCCCTTAATCGTCTTTCCGTAGCGTCTAATTTCGTCAATGGATTTAGGCTCACTTGAATCAGCGTAGATGGTAACGGCAGACGGAAGTATTCTTGCGATGTCGGAGTTTAACATCCCTGTGCGGTAAACAAGTTCGTTTACAATTCGTTTTCCGTTCCAATTATACACCTCAATTGCAGAGGTCGGGTCATTCGTGTATCCAAAGTCAAGACCGATTCCTATGAGTCGTGCGTCATCAGGTAGCTTGTCAATCTCTTTCCAATTGCCGAACACTACACCCTCAAGCATTCCTACCTCACCGAGTCCGTAAACCCTCCACCAATTTGCCCAATAGTTACTTGTCACCGCTTTGTCGCGGTTCTTCTCTATCTGCCTTACTATTGATTCATCAAGTGCCTCGTTGTCTTTGTAGGTAAGGATAATAAAGTCTGCGTCGGGTTCGTCTTTGAGTTCCGTGTGTACCCAAAATTCATTGGCAGGGTTAAAGTCAAGGTAAATCTCTTTCTTGGTACGGATGGATAGCTCAAGGTAAGCGTCAAAGGTGACGTTGTTGCACTCGTTGATGTACAAGACGTCTCTCCTTGCTCCTCGTAGTTTAGATGCGTTATCAGCAGAGAAGAACTCCATCGTACTTCCGTTGGCAAATTCGTATCTTAATAGGGTTGCATTGAATCGGTCTTCTACAAACCTACCAGTCCAACGCATAATTTTCAGGAAATCTTTTAATGCTCCGCGGCGCAAATGCGGTATAGTCTCGGCAACTACTGATACCTCTAATCCTTTTTCACGAGCGCACTTATCTATCAGCACAGGCAATATCCCAAATGTCTTACCTGCGGATGTGCCTCCCTGAATTATCTTAACTCTCTTTTCGAGTTCGTAGATTTTACGAATTGCCGTTGTTACCTGAAACATTAAAGTTAAATAGTGGTTGCTCGGTTACGATAGTGTTCTCGGTCTTCTCGGTAAGTCCGTTTAAACGTGCAGTTAAGTTAGCGTTGTACTGCCCTACCAAGCCTCCGTTGATTTGGTCTTGACGGATTTCTCGCTTTATGTGTGTAGAGATGGCGCAAAATTCTTGATAAGCTCCTTCAGTATTCCTGATGTAATGTTCTACAGTCAAGTCAAACTTATTGAAGCAGTAGACTTCAAAGCCTTCCATTGTGAGAGGACATTCGAGAGGCTCTGCTACCATATCACCAGTCCTTTGGTTTAGGTTGTATTTGTATCTTGGGTTTTCCTTTACCCATAGTTTGTAGCTTTTGAATAAATCTAAAAGATGTTCAGGGCTATCTATCTTTCTTGGTCTTCCTACTTTTGCCATTATTTATTTCGTGTTTTTATAGTGTGCTTCTACCTTCTTAAAGTGGTCTAAAAATTCGTCTTCTGTTATCTCTTCTAAACACATTAAGCCATCTGCATCGGTAAAGTATTCGATGAGGTGATGTCCGTCTTTTCGTAGCCTTGCTGACATTTCGTGAGCATACTCAATGACGTTTCTGCCGTAGTCTAAAAGATAGTATCTCATTTGTATTCTTGGTATACCTTTTTCATTTTGTCGATAATCTCCATCCAACAAGTAGCACAAGAAGTAGGCTCTCTGCTGATTCCAAAGATACGGTTGTAAATCTTTAAGATTGCATCCTGCTCACTTGGTTTTAAAGTGTCCTTGTACAAAACATTTGTTTCGCTTAAATAGTTGTATTCGTCTTCGAGTAGGCACTTCGGGTTGCGGTAAGGGAATAACTCATTGAGCTTCTTCTTACGTTCTTCGCATCCGCAGTCCTCTCCTGCTACAAACTCTACTAACTTTTTGATTCCTGTGGCTTCCGTGATTTGTTCGATTGTATCACCTAAACCTGTTGCTTTTCTTTTTGCCATATTAAATTAATTCAAATTCTTCGTTTAAAAAGTCGGTATAATCCTCGCCTACCGATTGACGTATTTTTTCTTTACAAGATTTTATAGTTAGGAAAATAGACTTTAAACTAATGCCTGTTTCGTCTGCTATTTGACGCATTGGTTTTCTTTCGTCTTTATATATCTTCCATAGCTTTTGGTCGTACCAATTCCAACCTTTAATTTCCCATTCTATTCTATCATAGATTTTCTCTAATGATTCGTGTTTTGCTATGACTGGTTCTTCATAAGATAAATCATAAACATCGTTTAAATCTAACCTATCCATCTTCTGCTTTCGGATGTGGTCAATGTAAACACTTCGCAATGTCAACCACATATGCCCCCTATTAATATCATCCGTTACTATCTTGTCTATATGATTTAAACGTAAAATGCGTAGGTATGTTTCCTGTACGATGTCTTCAGCAAGGAACTCATCACCAAATGTGCGGACTACTGATAGCCATTCTTTGTGGTGTTTTGCTAATGTAGTAATCTTGTCCATTGGTTAAATTCTAAACAAATATAAGACTATATTTTAATCAAACAAGTTGCACGCAAAAAAAAGCCACCTGTTAAAGTGGCTCTAATCCGTTTAAATATACCTCTCGGCTAACGTATCTATCTAACTTGTGAAGTGTTGATAAGGTGACGTCTTTGCCTTTCAGGAAGTTGTTTACTTGGAAGTGATGCATCTTGTATCCTAATAACTTAATGTCCTCTACGATTTGGTTTCGTGTTCGGGTAAGCAATAGATTGTGTATCTGCTTCCGTAGGTCTTCATCGTTGATATACATACTAAAAAGGTAGGTCATCGTCAATACTATCTCCAATTGGCGCACGTTCAACTGGTGCTACATACGGCTCACTAAATGCTGCCGAGAAGAAACTTCCGTTTTTGCCTTGCTTAACCCACAAAGCTACTTCCATTTCTTTGCCGTTTACGTTTACCTTTCCTTTGTAGTCGGGTTGTTTCTCATTCGTCTTTTTGTCGTTCTTAAAGATTGCTCCGGTGTTTGTTTTGTTTTCCATTATATACTAAAAATTAAATTGATTACTAAAATAATTGCTACTGCCGTTACAAGTAGCATTGTGCAGATTGCTGCGAGGTATTCATTTTCAGGACTCATAGGTTTAGGTTTTCATCGTTTATTAATTCGCGAAGTTTATCTCTCCAATAGTCGGTTACTTCCATTTCTGCTTCAGTTGCCTCTCGGTTTCCGATGTGTCCGTGTTTAACTACCGAGCGCATTTCTTGGTCAATATTCCATACAACGTTTGCCCATTTCCATCCATCAAGCGCACTTTGCAGTTCTTCGCTTTCATCGTGGTCAAAGTGTAGTGTTGCTTTCATTGTCCAGTTTTTTGCTCAATAAACTTGACATCTGCCTTGAGCTTCTCAATGTAGAGCGTGGCATCCATCAGTTCTTCCTGTAAGTGATTGAGCCAATCGGTGAAGTTTAAATCAGTTCGTGTTAGCATAGTGCCGTACTTCTCTATTCCTCGTTGTGAGCGGTCATAAAACTTGGTCATCACTTTGAGGACAATTGGGTCTTCTACTTTTTCTTTCATTAATCCGTTTTTTACAATGTGATTAGCTACATCTTCCATATAATCATCAAGCCAACTCATAGGAATTTCATTAAGGTGTCGTAATACAATCTGCAATCTTCTATACGGTCTTTGATTTGTTGGATAACTGCTTCGTCTTTTTGTACGTAGAATACTTTGACTCTGCGGTTCTTTGGGATTTGGCTAAATTCGTGTTTGCGTAGAATCTCCTCTCTCAAGTCGTAGTCCTCTTCAATCTTGTGCAGTTTCCAATGCGCTCTCCTGATTTCGTCCTCTACCATTTCGATAGGTGTATCAACAAGGCAGTAACAAAGCATTGATTCTTGCTTACCAGTCAACCACATATAACCCTGTAGCTGATAGAAGTAGTCTTTGTTAGGGATTTCGGTATCAAAAAACGGAAAAGTAGTAGCATCCCAAGAGCTTTTTACGTCAAGCAATACATCCTCCGTGTTTACGTCAGGTGTTCCCTTGATATAATCGTTCTCAAAATACTCTTCATTCTTGTAGATAAATTTGACATCTAAGACATCATTGACTAACGAGATAGACTCATCTTCAACTGCGTTGCCTTTGTCCGTGTAACGGCTTGAAAACTCCTTGCGGATGCCGTATTTCTCTTGTAGCACGAGTTCATGGATGTAAGTTTTAGCAGTTTGGCTTAGTAGTTCGCTTTTAGAGCGAGGTGTTGCCATTATTTTACCAATGGCAGAACACCGAATTTTGAGAGCTTTCATAGTGCGTTGAGCATATCAATTTGACCTTCAGTTAATGCAAACGATGCTTCAAGCTTCTCACGAGTGTATTCGCCTTTGGCTATGGCTTGTACTGCTGCTGCAAATCGCTTTTGGTCAATGGCAGGCAGTTTCTTCTCAGTTTTAACTTGCTCACCTGCACCATCGGTATCTTTATCCGTCACTAAAGCAAGCGCAGCCGAAATGGCATACCTGCGGTAGTAGGTCACACCCGAACCGAAGGACTGAAAATCATTCATACCTTTCAATTGAACGTAAGGAATAGCTATTGAGCTTTCGATGTGTTCGCCTGACTCAACGTGGAATACCATTGTGGCAATGTAGTTAACGTCTTCCTTTGTGTGTAGAGTCTGAGTGAATCCAAGTCCGTGTTTTTTCAGCAGCGGATTGATTACTTCAAAGATTTTAGGCAAGTCAGCGTAAGAATAGCCGTAGCCTTGTGTTGCCTTGTGAATTACAGGCACTTCTTGTTGGAATGAAGCCAACGATTTTAATAAATTCTTCATAGCGTTTGTTTTTAATTATATGCAAATATAAGTATTATTTGATATCTGCAATCTTTTTTTTATATTTTTTTATCAATTCTTTTAGTTCGTCTTTGGTAAATTTTCGTGTTACCCTTGCTTTTGCTTCAAGCTGATTGTATCTCTCTGCTCCAATTTTAGTTAGCAGGTGATGACGGTACTCAATGAGGTTGCCTGATAAGTAGCTATTGCATCGCTCGCATTGGACGTGAACATTATCCTCATCAAAACGGACATTCCAATGATTGTTAGCATTCCAAAAATGCCCTGCGTTGACCTTCTTAGGTACTTGCTTACAAGATATGCAGAGTTCGTCTTTATCTCGCAGCCTGATAAACTTATTAAAAACTATTTGAGCTGCCTTGACAAGGTCTTGAACCGTCTCTAAATCCTGCTGCATTGCTTTTTTCTTCTTCTGCCAATTCTTTACTTTGGCTTCTTGTACCCAAGCATCAACGCACATTTTGTTTAAGCAGTATTTTTGATTGAAGCGGATAGGCTCAAACTTCTCTTTGCAGTTTTTACATCTCATCGAAAATTGACGTCTGATTTGTATTTGATTTTTTAATTATTCCTAATGCAGTTTCAAGGATTGTTTTTCCTGCTTCGTAGTCTACCAAGTTGCGAGCCATTTTTGCAACAGATTGTTCACCTTTGTATTTTCTAAAATTATAATCGTGAAATTGAGAAAGTTTACTTACTTCATCTTTCATTTGGCATAAAATACCCTCTAATTTTCTTTCGCCAATATCATTTGGAAGTTGAAAATTTGTCCAATACAAATGTCTTCCTCTTTTTTGACCTAATATTAATGGTTCGTAATATGGAGTTACATTTTCTACAACATATTTACCATCAAAGAAATTATCCAAAAAAATTATTTCCTCGTATAATTTTAAATCCGGATATAAAAATTTAAAATTTTCTCTATTTTTCTGTGTAATTCTGACTTTTGAATGACTTGGGCAAGGTGGTGAACTCCATATAAAATCGAACTCTTTGAAATGGTCTAATAAGTATTGGTGTGCATCTGCTACAATTACAGTATCATTTGGAAATCGCTCTTGATACAAACGTGCTGCTTCAGGGTCAAGCTCTACCGCAGTTACTTCTAAATTATCAACTACCTCATCCCATTTGTATCGGTTACCTCCTAAGCAGGCATATAAGTTTAAAATCTTCATAACGTGTTTTTTTAGTCTAATTCAATTACTTCTTCAATCCATTGACGAAACAAAATCTGCAACTGAATTTGCTCGTCAAATATTTTACCTGCGTTCTCTCCGTCTATTCGTAGGATTTCTCTATCCACCTTTTGAATTTCTGCTGCAAGGATGTTTGCTTTGCGCTTCAAAGTTTGCTTGAAGACATATTGGTCGTTTAAATCCTCAATGAAATCTGCCAACACAGGAAGGAAGGCGGTCAATGCTACTAATTTTTTTGTCTTTGTCATAGTTGTTCGTGTATATTGTTAAATTTAATTTGTTGCTCAAGTTCGTGTTTTTGACGTGTCAGCTCAATGTTTCGATTGGCTAAAATCGTATTCTCTCGGCTCAAACTGACTGCGTGTTCGTACAGGTTCGTAAGAAAGCTGATAGCCTCTAATAACTCCTCTTCGCTTTGTTCTGCGCCTTTAATGTAGTCAGTTGCTTCAGGTCTTGTTTTTAAGATGTTCTCTCGTGCGTTTTTTATTCTTTGCTGAATAGTCCACAAGTTTGCATTCGTTTTGATTTTTTGTAGTCCTAAGTCCATTAGAAAGGATTTTGATTTGCTAAATTACGGAGTTTCTCCGATGTTGATAATATGCCGTCTTGTGGTATTTTTACCTGACTTTCTTTTTTGTATGTAGTGCCTCGGTTTGCATAAACACGGTTGCCTTTAAAGTCAAGCATATAATACTGGTAGCGGTCTACGTCCAAAAACAACTTGTAAACTCCGTTTTTTGATACTCCTTTTGGCTTGCTTTTGGCTATTTTTAGATGCACTTCGTTTTTCTCTGCTCCGTTTCCATCAGCATTAGGAAGTCCGTAAGGTGGTCTCCAAGGAATTAATACGCTTAGACCTTTCCTAAACCATACCTGACCGCCTGCAAAGTCTCGTGCCGTTGGAATAGGGAAGTATCTTAACTCAGTTCCTGCTATTGACATTGCCGTTATCATTGGTTGGTCTCTAACGTGATTAATAATGCAATTATGCCTGTTCGTCTTTCGTGCGTTTTTGCGTGCTTGTCCTAATATCCTACTCAAATACTTGTCTTCACGTCCTAAATCGCTTGCAATATACTCTTCAGTAAGCTCATTCCACGGGTCGATTGTAGTTGTGTGAATGGTAATTTGCTCTTTGCGTTCAATTTCGTCTACCAAATCATAGAATTTAGTAATAGTCAAATCTTCATCAATCGGGTCTATAACGATAAAATGTTGGTTTATAAACATTTCAGCACTTACCTGCTCACCATTTGTCATTGAATTCTGACCTTGTACATATGGCTTACCGATGTACTTGTAACAAAGCTCTGAAAATATCTCAGCACTACATACAAAAAAGAAAGTCAGGTAAAAATACCACAAGACGGCATATTATCAACAT